GTTTACAATATGTTTGACCGCAAGCGCAACCACTCAGACCGTACTATCAAAACAGGAGAAGTATTACACGTTGGAATGGACTTTAACATCACCAATATGTCAGCCGTTATTCATGTAACTGATAATAAAATAGTCACAGCAGTAGAAGAAATTACCAAAGCATACGACACCGCAGACATGATTAGCATACTCAAACAACGCTATACAGGTCATAAAATAGTAATCTATCCAGATGCATCGGGCGACGCTCGTAACACGGCAGGAGATAGTGATATTAAGTTATTGCGTAAGGCAGGATTCACGGTTCGAGTACGTTCTAAGAATCCAAGCGTCAGAGATCGTATCACAACCGTAAACACATCACTTCTAAATGCTAAGGGTGAAACATCTTATTATGTAAATACAAACAACTGTATTGACTATACGGACGCACTTGAAAAGATGCCATACAAGAAAGGACGACCAGACAAAGAAAGCGGCTTTGACCACATTACAGACGCAGGTGGTTATGCTTTATATCAAATCAAGAACTCAAACCAAACAGTTAAAATATATGTTTAATCTCAACCACATACAGGTAAGACAATTCTTTCAATTAAAGGAAGATGAAGCAGCGAAATACATAGAGCTGCAAAGCATCATGAAAAGCGAAGACATATTTTTAAATTTTAAAGCAAAGCCTTTAGGCGAGTTGACATTTGGTCAAGTCTCTCAAATCAAAAGAGTATTCATGAAGCCTACCTACGAAAATCTTTTGGAATGTTTCAAGACCGTATTTAAAGTTAGAGAAGATAAATATCTTAACTCAGACATTATACACTATTTCTATGCACTCAACTGGATCAAAAGTCAAGTCATGGCATTGGTTGAGAAAGAAAAGATGCTTATTCCAGACCCAGATCCAGACTTAGAAATGGCAGGGGTTAAAAAGTTAAATGTGTTCGGTGAAATGGCAACCCTTATAAACCTCGCTCAGAAATTCAGCACCACACCAATGGAGATAGAGAAGTGGAACTACAATGTAGTGTTCACAATCTTGCTCTATCAAAAATTAGAAGGAGAAGTCCGAAGGGATTATAATAACATAACAAAACCAAAGTAAAATAAATAATGACACCAGAAATAAAACTAAAGGCACTAGCAACCGCACAAGGATGGGCGTTTGTAAACGCACCACGAAGTTATCAAAACCTTCAAGATATAGCTAACTTTATAGCAGACACTATGGAAGGCGTGGGCGTGGGTGAAACATTCCTATTCCTTGACCCTGTTATACGTGCCAAGAAAACAAGCGAGTACATAGACTACTCAGGAAACTTCATGGTGCTTACAAAATCAGATTTAGACGAAACAACCTATGCAGACCGAAAAACAAAATACATAGATCCTGTTATTGACATTCTATACGGAACATTTTACAACAAATTAAGATGCGACTTTTCAATTTCCGATTGGAGAAGTATAGAAGTTATTAATGTATTTGATTTCAACGGGGATGGGGTCAGTATGAAATTCACACTAAAAGGATAATGATCGCAAGCCAAAAATTAGAAACAGAATTCGAATCTTTAAAAGTTGATTTGATCGCCAAACATAAGGAGCTAGGAATGAAAGCATCTGGCAACTGGATAGACTCTTTGGATGTCGAAGTCAAAGGATTAACCGCAACCATTTACGGTGAGCATTATACAGAACAACTTGTTGAAGGACGAGCTTCTGGTAAATTCCCACCCATCGCAGCCATCACACAATGGATTAAAGACAAAGGAATCACACCCTTTGATAATATCAGTATCAGCAGTCTTGCTTTTTTAATCGCTCGTAAAATAGCAAAGAGTGGCACAAAGTACTATCAAGAAGGCGGCACTGAATTAGTTTCTGCAGTCATCACGCCTCAACGTATTCAGCAAATCATTGACAGTGTGAGCGAATTCAGTATTAACAATTTTTACTCACAAATAACCAAAGTCTTAGAAGACATTAAAATCGCAGCATAATGGCAATACTAATCACAAGCGAACCGCAAGGCACATTACTAAATACCTACAACAATAGTATTATTGAATTCAATACAGATGTAGGTATAGGAGCTCGTGCAACAATCTTAATCGGAACGCTAACTTTTGAAATTACACCAAACCAAGGCGTTTTCTTTTTTAATCTAAAGCAAGCCGTAGCGGTCATTAACAACCCCGATAATTTTAGAGATAGTATTGTCGCTACTCCTAGTTCGTTTGTATTTCCAGATGCAGATCTATACAACGAGCAAAGCTTCACAATCACTATTTACAAAACAAACGGCACATCTGAATCTCTAGTAAAAACTTATAACTATTCTAAGGGTGTATTGCAATTGGTTAGGAGTAAGTTTAATGTAAGCGATGTGATAAGACTCTTATCGCCATCAAAAGACAATGTTTCAAACGTCACTTACTTTGAAGGACACCCCTTTGATTTGTCAATCTATTCCAATGCAGCTCGCAGCGTCACAATCACAAACAAACGAACAACAGGAACACACATTATAACACTTTCAAAAGGGGTTAACCGTGTATTTATTTCGAATGGTGAAAACAATAACTTAGGGTTCGAGGGTCAACTCCCTTTGTTTGAAGGGATTAATGAATTAGAATTTGTAGGCGGTGGGGTCACTGCAACCGTCTTTGTTAAAAAGATAGGCGTTTCATGTGGCGTATTACTAAAGTGGTTCAACCAAAATGGAGCGTGGTCTTACTGGCGTTTCTCACCTGTATTTCAAGAAGATATTAAAACAAAATCTTACAAACCATTAAACAGCGATTTTAAAAACATTGAAGACTCAACCAACAGAGTGGCACAAACGGGAAAGACAGCAGAGAATTATCTAAATATTAAAACAGGCTACCTAACCGAACACGAACGTTTTGTAGTCGCTCAGATATTCACAAGCCCAAAAGTATTTTATTACAATGAGTTGGAACTACAACCTTTTGAGTTGTTAGACTGGGTCGAAATAGATACGGGAAAAATATCACAAGAAATTAACAATACTAAAAACATTATAACTGAGTACAATATTAAAATAGAACTCCCAGAACTTTATACACAAGCCTATGCAGGTTGATATTTACATAAACGAGCAGCAGCTTGATACGAACTCCGATACCAAGATCGCAGAGACTAGACAGATCAATGATTTCTTTGACATAAGAGACCGTCAAACCTCTTACACGAGTAGTTTTAAACTCCCAAGAACCCCCAAGAACGTTGCAATCTTGCAAGGGATGGGACTGGTTGCCAACACCTCATTAACTCCTTACCGTGTTCACAATGTAAACATATATCGAGAAGGAATTCAAACCGTCTTTAATGGAATAGCCTACTTCAAAGCCACCACCGATGTGTTTAATTTGTATGTATATAATGAAAATATCAACCTCTTTGATAAGATTGGTGATAAATCTTTAGCAGATTTAAACACACAAGCACTGGGGCACGATCTAAATATTCAGACGTGGTTAGCCTCATTCTCAAACACCGATTACGTCTATGCGATTGCAGACTATGGAAAGTTGGATGGAGCGATTGAAATTAATTACCAAATACCTTCACTGTTTGTAAAATACTTATGGAACAAAATCTTTAACGAAAACGGCTATACTTATAGTTATGCAGGGCGTGGGGGTCGAGAAGACTTTAACCCATTTATAACAGGAGAATGGAACGACTTAGCAATAACGATTGACGAAGGATTTCCAGAAGCAAAAGAGAGTATTGACCCAGAAAAAAAACTTGAAGTCAACCGTAATATAATCAGGAATTTTACAAGCCAAACACTTACAAATTCTGGTCAAGAAATTGTGGTTAATACCGTTAATGGAGAAATAACGGAGTATATTAATTTATTAACAATTTTTGACCCAGACTATTTAAACATAGTATCAGGTAATCAATCTAGAATACAAATCAAAGAAAGCGGTTTTTATAAAATAGATTTAAGCGGGACATTCAACAACAACGGCACTGAGAACGCTGCAATGTACATTGAAAAGGACGGAGTGAACCTGTTTACAATAAGCGATAGTTTTGCAAACCTACAAAGTTCTTTTGGATTTTCAGAGAAAGTATATCTAAACGAGTCCGATGAATTACTAATTAAAATCGTAACACTTCCAGAAAACAATGCGTCAGCTTACGCTTATGATATTAACCTTCAACTTTATTTAGATAACAATGTAACCACTGTCAACTTCAGTAGCTACCTATCTAAGATAAAACAAAAAGACTTCATTAAAGATGTGATGCACCATTATGGACTTATGTACAGACGTAAACAATTAGATTACGAATTCATAAGTTTCAACGAACTGCTTGACCCGTTAGCAAAATATAAGAACTATAACGCAATCGAAGATAATACTGTTTTTGAAGACTGGTCACACAAGTTTCATAAACTCATTGAGCAAGACTCCAAGGTCGGTCGTTACGCAAGAAACAACCGTTTTAAATATAAGTACGACAATCCAGAAGACACCTTTGCAGACGGCAATCTAAAAGTGGACGACCAAACAATATCAGATGAAACCACATTAATCCAACGCCCTTACAAAGCACCGTCAGGATCAGCCACAGTCATAGATGGCAACATACTAAAGGAATGTATTTTTTACACTAAAGAATACAACGAGAACGGAACTTTGAAAAGCGTCAAACAAAAGAAAACAACCCCTTTCTTTTTTAAAGTCAAAAGAAGCATAGAAACTATTGAATATAGATTAGCAGGATCGACAGGCGCACCAAACCCCCAGAAACTTGAAGTTCCTTTAATGTCTTTTGAAGATTTAGGGTGGAATAGTATTGTATCTAAAAACTACAACGCCTTTTCAAGCATGATTAATTACGGTCAAAAATTAAAGGTCGAATTGTTTTTATCAGTGTTAGACATGAACACTCTTGACTTTTTCAAACTAAAATACATCAAACAATTAGGAGGGCTCTTTTATTTAAGCAAGTCCATACAATTTACAAAAACAGGAATCACAAAAGTAGAATTAATAAAAATAAGAAGCATTGAGAAGCTCGGAGAATTCAGCGATGACTTCAGCGATGACTTTAATAACTAGAAAAAATGAGTAGAAAAAGCAGACAAGATTTAGCAGCACTCGTAGATCAAAATGTTTACGATAATACAAACAAAGAAATACTAGCAGCGATGGTTCGGGATGTACTTTTAGACTATCGAGACTCCCACTTCAATTGGATCAGCGATGAACTTAAAACAGCAAAGTACAACTCAACCCAAACACTCGAGCAATACCTAAACACAATAGCGGGGTCAGTACCTGTTTATGGAACAGTCCTAGATATTGATGTAGGAAACAATTCTGACCCTGTTAATTTCACCGTAGATGGTATTATATCTAGTGCTAAGTACTTGCACAGATCCAGTTTGAAGTGTCAAATAGAAGTGAATTTCAACGTAAACATCGGCAACAAAAGATTAATACCAGTCGCAACCACAGACTCAACAGATTGGGCAGCACAAGGCACGATATTAACCCCTGTTATAAGGAGAATTTCCACTACACAAATACGGGTATCTATGCGTGAAGTCACGGGGGAAACCCAGAGCATCAATCTTGAAATAATCGCATTATAATGGCAGAACAGATAAAAATATTTGAATTAAAAATAGATGTAGATGCAGCGATCAAATCCACGTCTCAACTAAAGAAAGACGGAGACAATCTAAAAAAGACCCTCAAAGAAATGAAAGCAGCAGGAGACACCTCATCGGAATCTTTTGTAAGACTTTCAGCAGGTATAAAGAAAAATAATAAAGATTACAACGATGCACAAACCCAAATCGCTAAACTATTAACGCTAAAAGGCAAAGAGATTAAAACGATTGAGCAAGGCAATAACGCCCTATTCATTTTAAATAAAGAATGGTTAAAAACGGCATCAATATACGGCAAGAACTCAAAGGAAGCAGACGAACTAGGTAAGCAGCACAAGAAGTTAAAAGACCGTGTAAACGAACTAAAAAAAGGAGTTGGTGACACCTCATCAAACATTGGAAGATACGGCGAAGGATTTAAAGAAGCGGCGGCACAATCTTCATTTTTTGGAAGGGCGCAAAGAAACTTGCAAACTGTTTTATTATTTTTTAAACCGATTTATAAAAGCATTCAAATCCAACTGCAAGGCATTAAAGCCAACTACATAGCCGCAACCAAAGGAACTAAAGGGTTTTCAGCAGCGCAAAAAGCATCAGCAATAGGTACAAATCTTGTAAGTGCAGCCTTAAAGTTGTTTAGAATTGCTTTAATATCCACAGGCATTGGCGCAATCGTGGTTTTATTAGGATCATTAATAGCGTGGTTAACAAAAACACAAGCAGGGCTTGACTTTGTTACTAAGGCAATGGCAGTACTAGGAACTGTTGTAGATGTGTTTATAGACAGACTTTCCGCATTATTCGGAGCATTTACAAAGTTCTTTTCAGGAGATTTTGCAGGAGGATTTGAAGACATAGGCAAGGCAGTTTCAGGGGTTGGAGACGAGTTATCAAGAGAAATAAAACTAGTCATTGAATTAGAAAACGCCTTAGTCAATCTTCAAGACAAGGAAATAGGACTGATAAAAACACAAGCAGAACGTAAAAAGAAAATAGAAGAACTAAGACTCGCAGCGAAAGATGAACTACTAGATTTAGGAGAGCGAGCCAAACTATTGGAGCAAGCAGGAAATTTAGAGAAAGCAATTTTAGATGATCAATTAGAAGTCGCAAAAGAGCAAGCTAGAATATCACAGGCAAAATTAGAATTAGCCAATAGTACACGTGAAGATATAAAGGCAAATGCAGAGCTTCAAGCACGGGTCATTGAGTTGGAGACGGAATCTTTAAAAAAGCAGCGAAGTATAGAGGCAGAGAAACAAGGACTTTTAAAAAGAGGGCGTGCAGCCGAAGTCACCGCATCAAAAGAGGCAATCGCAAACACCAAAAAAGTAACGGATGCAGCAATCAAAGAAAACCAAGTCCGTTTAAATTTATTCATAGAACAAAACAAGGGAGAAGCCGAATCTTTAGAGGAAGGTTTAAAACTTCAAGAAGACATTCGAGATAAAAAACTTGCACTACTTGATGAGCAAATTAAAGCAGGAAATAAAACACAAATAGAGGGAGAACTTGAAGCCTTGAAAATCAAAAACGATTTCCTTGAGCAACAAGCACAACTCACTGTTGACTTTGCAGATCAGGAACTACAATTATTTAAGTTCGTCAATCAATCCAGAATTGCAGAAGGTCAATTATTAACTGATGAACTTGTTTCACAGGAAAAGGCACGACTTGAAGCCGTTGCAGAAGCCGAGCGACAGGCATTAGTCACACGTTTAGAAAACGGAGTTATAAGCAGACAGGAATACAACGAAGCAATCGCAGCCGTTGACTTAGAAGCAAAGGAATCTAAAGACGAAATAGAACTTGAACAAAAAGAACAAAAAGCCGAAGCCGATGCGATAGATTTAGAAAACAAAAGAGCCTTACAGCAGGAAGCATTAGAATATGATTTAGAAGCACAACTCAATGAGTTGAACCTAAAGAAACAAGCCGAATTGGATGCAGCCGAAAAGACAGGTGCAGACAAATCTTTGATTGAGGCTAAGTACGCAGAACTTGAAAAACAAACAGCAGCAGCGGTAAACGCAAACAAACTTCAATTAGCATCACAAACCTTTGGAAATTTAGCGTCTATTTTAGGTAAGGAATCCGCAGCAGGAAAAGCAGCAGCCATCGCGCAAACAACCATTGACACCTACCAAGGAGCAACAGCCGCCTATAAATCATTAGCAGGTATTCCAATTGTAGGTCCCGTGTTAGGGGGTATTGCAGCAGCAGCAGCAGTAGCAGGAGGGATTGCAAACGTAAAGAAGATAGCAAGTACCAAAGCACCTAAAGCAGCCAAGGGAATCACCTTACAAGGCAACAGGCACGCACAGGGTGGGATTGATTTGTTTGATGGCTCAGGCAATGCCGTGGTCAATGCCGAGGGTGGTGAGAATGTGTACGTAGTCAATAGGAACGCATCAGCACTTATTAACGGATTAAGCACAGTCAACCAAATGACGGGCGGTGTACCGTTATCAACCCCCGTTAATTTTGCAGCCGATGGCGGTTTGATACAGCGATCCATACAAACAAATCAAAACGGATCTCCTGTAATTTATAAAAGCGAACCAATCAATTATGATTTGATGGCACAGAAAATTGGAGAAGCCAATTTATTATTACCCACGCCCGTCACGGATGTGAAAGACGTAATAGGTCAAGTCGGTTCATTTAATCATATAGTCGATGGGGCAAATCAATAATATCATAGAAGGGTGGGGTCTATACATAAAAGGTGAAGTCCCAGAATTTACAGTAACCCGTAAAGAAATATGCATCAAGTGTCCGTTTGCAGTCATGGGAACGTATGAAAAATGGATGCCAGAGAAAGAATTAAAAGAAATACAAGGATTGAAATGTGGAAAATGTAAATGCCCTCTATCAACAAAATTAAGAAGCGAAAGCGAAAAATGTCCTATAAATAACTGGTGAGCACATACGAACTCATAGCAAAGCTGTCACAATTGGATTACTTCAAAGATTTATTGAAGCAGGGAATCGTCCCTATAAATTGGACAAACTACAAACAGATTTATGAGTTCTACCAACAAGAAAAACAACACGCCAAAGGCAAGCAATTAGTGACCAACGTTTGCGAAAAATTCAAGATAAGCGAAAGCAGTGTCTATGCGATTGTTAAGAAAATGGAGGAGTGAGTTTATTGCTTTTCAAAAGTAACAACCCTACCAGTTATATCTCCGATAGTCTCAGAGCGTTCATCAGTTTTAATCCAACCCTGTTTTTTTAAATAGGATGATAATTTTAACCAAGAACCTTTTTTGAATACTTCACCGCTACCGTTTAAAATTCTTTGTGTTTTATGGTCATAATAATGTGGTCTAAACTTATCTTGACCATAATTAACAAATAAACTTTCCTTGTTGCTAAAGGGTTTTTTAAATGCCCAAACCTCAAAGGTGTCAACTTCATTGCTAATATCAACCTTATTAACAGTTATTTGAGCAAAGGAGTTAAAAGAAAATAATAAGGCAATCAATAATAATTTAATAGTTTTCATAACGTATTTATTTAAGGGTTTTTATATTCAGGGTTTAAAAAAAGTCTTTGTAGTTATCTCTAATTTTAGCATGAAGATACACGCCAACAATACAGCATACAGCAAATAATATAATATCAAGTATCATGCAGATTTAAGGGTTTTTTTATAACCAAAAACGTTTAGGATTAATAATGTCATCAATATTTTCATCAAACCCTTCATCAAATTTTTTATAATCTTCTGAGGGTTTAATAATATGCTTCTCAAAGCCACGGTCAATCATTTTTTCTTTCTTAAAAAGTAGCAAAACATAGTAATATGCAGCCTTCAAAAGAAGTAGGCAACCTTTTAGTATAAGCACAAAAGCGTATATAAATAAACACGCTGCAATAATCATAAGTAGGACGATCATACGCAAATATATAAAATTTCTCCAGAAATGACTGGACACAATGAGGAATCTTCTCTCTTAATTTTGTGTATATGGAAGAAGCGCACATTTATATTTATGGTGATGTCGGTTATTGGCAGTCGAAAGACGCACAAGATTGGGGAGAAGTTACACTAACTTCAGTAAGAGATCAGTATGAGTCTCAAAAAAACGCTGAATCAATTACGCTTCATATACATTCCCCAGGCGGTTACGTTACAGAGGGGTTTGCAATTCACGACTACATTAGAAGTTTAGGAAAACCCGTAACCGCAATTATTGAGGGAATGTGTTACTCAATAGCAACAGTAATTGCATTGGCTGGAGACAAAAGAGTTATGACTTCAAACTCTGACTTTATGATTCACAATCCTTGGGGAATGACTGGTGGTGATAGTAACGAAGTTCAGAAATATGCGGACGACCTAAAAAAACTAGAACAAAAAGTTGCAGACTTCTATGCAGCAAAAACAAATATAACTTCAGAAAGAGCCTTAGAACTCATGAAAGCAGAAACTTTTATGAGCCCAGAAGATGCCTTGAAAGAGGGATTTATAACAGAAATAGCAACTGTCATGAAGGCAGTGGCTTATTACAAACCTAAAAAAAAGGAACAAATGAGTAAAGAAGTATTGACAAAAAAAGAAGCTGAAACTATGCTAGGTAAACTAGGCGATAGAATCAAAGCTTTTTTAGATCCTAAACCCAAGAACAAGTTGGTACAGGATGCGACAGGCGTTGAATTAGATTTTACAGCACTCACAGACGAGCAAACACCTGTAGTTGGTGATGTAGCAACCGTGGAAGGTGTAGCAGCCGAGGGTGAATATCTTTTGCCAAGCGGTGAAACTTATGTGTTTGCAGCAGGCGCACTAACAGAAATCAAACCAGCAGAAGGTGGTGACGATTCTGAAGAAATTGCAGATTTAAAAGCGCAAATCGAAAGCCTTACACAAAATCTTGCAACTGAAAAAACCGATGTAAAAGCATTGAAAAAAGAAAACAAGAATTTAAAAAACGGATTAGGTGACTTGCAAAAAGAAATCAAATCAGTTAAAAAATCAATCGGTTCAGACTTCAAGCACGAGCCAAAGAAAAAGAATTTAAAACCAAAAGAGGAGGGAACTCGCAAACTATTCAAAGACTAATTAAAAACTAATAAAAAAAAGACAATGGCAATATTTGATTTATCGGGGTTAACAATGAATCCCACAGAAGTAGATGACGTATCAAAAGCAATTTTTGAACTCGTCATAGAAGAAAGCGACTTAGCTGAGCATCACGAAATTGAAACAGGGATTACAAGAAAAACGCAAATTGCGTTTGTTGGAAACCCAGGACTTGTGGGAAAAGTGCAAACGGATTGCGACAGAGCAATTGATGACTTTAACATTCCAATCACTCAGAAATACTGGGAGCTTGTAACTTTGGGCATTCGATTAAAGCACTGTGCAACAGATGTGAATGCACTTTTAAAGCTTTTCAAGAAAGCATCACGAATGAATCCAGATTTTTACGACCGTATTGGAAGTCAAGAATTAGGGTTGGTGGTTGCTAAACTAGAGCAAGCAATCAAGCAAATGCTTAACAGATTGGTTTGGTTTGGAGATACAGCAGCCGCTAATGTTTCAGGAGCGGGTGTTATTAAAAACGGTATTGATGTAGCGTACTTCACACCAATTAATGGGCTGTTTAAGCAAATTTTCGCAGACATTCCAGTAACAGCAGCTAATTACGTAGAAATCTCTGAGAACGCAGGCGCATCGTATGCAGCTCAGGAATTAACAGACGACAAAGCATTGGCTATTTTTAGAAATATGCACAATGCGACAGACGCTCGTTTCTATCAAGCAATTGCAGGAGGCGCACAGCCTAAGTTGTTTGTAACCAGAGAGCTCATGCAGAACTACTGGAACACACTAGAAAACAAGTCTTTAAACTTCTCATTAGGAGAAACTCAGGACGGTGTTTCTAAAATGTCCTACAGAGGTATTCCAATTATTGTTCGTTACGACTGGGACGACAATATTAGAAGCTATCAAGACAACGGTACAAAGTTCAATCTTCCAAACAGAGCAATCTTAACATTAAAAGAAAACATTCCTGTAGCTACTTTATCGGAATCTGATTTAGATGCAGTAACGTCTTTTTACGTTCAAAAAGACAAAGCGAACTACATGGATGTGGATATGAATTTAGACACAAAGCACTTATTGAACTACTACACTGTAGCAGCATACTAACGGAAGTTTAACTAAAAATAAAAGAAATTATGGGATGTTTTACAGATACATTAGCAGCAGATATAACGGTAAATTGTGACTACTTAGGAATTGGAGGCGTTGAAGATGACGTGGTTTTAATTCCACACAATGACCTTGACAAAACAGCAAGCACTATAAACGGAACAAACAGAATGCTATTTGATGACTTCGCTTGCAAGTCTACAAAAACGGGTTTTTTGTTGGAAGGAGTTAAACAAGTTCAAGGCTTTTTATCTGAGTTTGTTTTAGGTTCTGACACCTTAGACAAGTGGCGACACGTTTATGATGGCGTAATTGCCTCACCTACAACAGCTAACCGTTTACAAGCATCTAAGCTAGCGAAAGGAGAGCCTTATGTAGCGGTGATACGTAAGAGATTCAAAGGTCTTAACGGAGCTGATGAGTTTATTGTCTTAGGATGGGATGCAGGAATCTACATTACAGTAATGACAGAGAATTCCAGAGAACAAGACGGCATGATTAAGTTCACCTTGTCTTCAAAGGATGAATCTTTAGAGTACGACATGGCTCGCAACTTACTAGACACTGATAATGCAACCACATTGACAGCGTTTAACAATAAGTTTGCGACTCCTTAAGAATGAATTGGTTAGAATTTGATAAGGATACCATTTTCAAAGGTAAAGACGCTGATGGAAATAGGTATCTCAATCAATTTTTAAGAGATTATGAGCGTATTTTCAATATAACTGACTTCAATGCAGGATGTGAAAAATGCCTCAATGATTATTACACAAAATTAATAACACATTTAGAAATGGGAAACACAACAAAACCTAGAGAATATCAATTAAAACCAAAATATAACGGCATTCCGTTAGGTTTTGGATCGCCTATATTGGTGACAAACGCCAATATCACAAAGAAATACGCTGAAACTCTTATAAAGAATCACCCACGTGGTCGTGATTTGTTTCATGTATTGCCAGATACAAAACCAAAGACAGCAACAACAAGAACTAAAAAACAGTCACCTTCCAAAAATGACTAAAAATGGCACTATTTAATGCGGAGTTTTTACATATATTCAACAAAACACCGAAATACGACAAGTCAAAGAAAGTACATTTAAACGGGGTAGATAATAACTACCCCGATTTTGTAGAAAGTATTATCTCAGAATCGGTGACGGCTTCTCGGTGTGCTAAATTGATGGCTGATTATATCTCTGGCAAAGGGTTTGGAGAAGTGCCTAATCAGATAGTCGTGCATAAAGAAAAGCAAACCACTCTTTTAAAATTCTGTCAAGATATTTCAGAATCTATTGCAGAGCACGGTGGTGTTTACATTCACTGCAATTACAATGCTAATCACGACATAAAGAACATGGATGTACTTCCGTTTCCAGATTGCCGAATTGGAAAGAAGGATGGTAATGATTACAGTGGTAAGATATTAACCTGTAATGACTGGGGTGACAACAGAAAAGTAAAACAAGCTACTGTTGTAGATGTTTATAATTCAGACAAGAAAGTTATTCAGGCGCAAATAGAAGCTGATGGGGGTATTAATAAATACAACGGACAGATTTTATATTTCAGATTTGGCAAATATACTTACCCACTAGCACCTATACACCCCTGTATAAAGGATGCAGAGAGCGAAACACAAGTCGCCATTTACAAGCATACGTCTCTTAAAAAAGGGTTTTTTGGAAAAACATTAGTGGTAACAAAACCGATGGTCGACGCTAATCCAAAAGATAAAAACTACGAAGATCAGCTTACTCAAAGAGAAAACTTTAGAAAAACGATTCAAGATTTTGTAGGGGCTGAAAATTCTGATGGCGTGATGCACATGGAAATGGAATTCAATGGTGAATCCATAGAAGATGAATTATTATTTAAAAACATTGATAGCAACATTAACGACAAGCTATTCGCACATACAGAGAATTCAGTAAGTGATAACATTCGAATGTGCTTTAATAACGTGCCATCAGCCTTAATTCGATCGCAAGACGGTAAGCTTTTTGGGTCTTCAGGTGAAGCCATCAACTCAATGAAAGAATTCTATCAAGAACAAACGAACAAGGAGCGCATGATCGTCAATGAGATTGTTAACAAATTGATGAAGCGTTTCGTGACAAAACAAGAAAACTTAAAAATAATTCCTTTAATAACCCCTAAACAAGAAGTAATTGTTAATAACTAGAACAGACATATCGTTATACAGAGAAATCGCCAGAGGGGTTCGGGAAGACAAAATCAACCCCTACATTGACGACGCTGAAGCATTGGACTTAAAACCTTTGTTAGGCAACTCCTTGTTTTATGACTTAGTCAAGAACGCTGCAGATCAAAAATATGCAGACCTTTTGAATACTAAAGAATTCGAAGTAAACGGAGTTACTTATAAGCACGTGGGATTAAAAAAAATACTCGCAATTTTTGCAGACGCTCGTTATAAATTGTTTGGTTCAATGACAGACACCTCTTTTGCGTTGGTAGAAAAAAACTACGAAGGCAGTACACCTGTTTCTCATACTTCAAAATCATCTTATTACAAATTAAATCAACAGATTGCCACACAATACTTCGCAGACGTTGCGCTATTTCTTGACAATAACAAAAAGATATACACACTCTGGAAGCAAGGATGTGAAACTCGTCCAATGGGAACGTTTAGAATTTCAAAAATATCATGACTTATACATTTGTAAACATATCTGCAGTAAAATTCAGCATCAACGGAAGGGAGTTATACAAGACTTTTATTCCTGTTTTGCTGAACGCAACTCAAATAAAGATACAAAGTGTTTATGACAGTCAAACAGTATTAGTACCTAAAGAACTCGTGTCTAATTTCACGGTTGACGGCAATACGTATGCAAACGCCACAGATTTAACAACTGCAATTTACACTGTTTTGTTTTCAAAAGAAGCGACAGCAGCTATTAGTAATGCTCAAATAGAGTTAAACCGTTTAGCGATTATCGACTTACAAAACAACAAGTCGGACGTAGGGCATACACATGATGGTCGTTACTATAAAAAATCAGAGATTGATGCGTTTATTGCCAATATTGTTTCGCAAAGCGATTTACTAGCTAAAGGAGAAGTTGACGGTGACCTTATAAAATTCAGAAAAGCCGATAATACACTTGTATTTTCTATCAATGCCGAATCATTCACAAGTCAAGGTACTTTGGTAGAATTCAGCAATGGAATTTTAACCCTAAAAAACGCAAAAGGAGAAACACTCTCCACAACAGCCGTCAAAGCAATAGAGTCTTATTACGACGAATTCAAATTTACTTCTGGAATTGCAGATGACTTAAGTGATTTAACACTTACAAACCCCTTTGAATTAGTTAAAACAACGGGGAACTTGTATTTTTTTGTTTCTAATGTTACTAACGTTGAAAATTTTGATGGAAGCAGAATATACATAAATGAGACAGAATTATTTAGCGACCTATCAGCACCTACAATTACAACGGCTTCATTCTATGCTTGGCAATTGACAATTCCTAATGAATCATTTATAGACGGAAACTTATACACTTATAATTTTTGGGACAGACGTATTCTGGGAAGCTCAGGCAGAAGAGTGATATACGTTGAAGGTAAGGAGTTCACTTACATTCCAATTATAGGGAATAACGGAACTACTTTTCAAGGTGGAGATATAATCGTTAACGGTTGGAAAGATCAAAACACATTTTGGAAAGAGGCTCAGTATGTATCAGGTGATGGGGCTTTTTTTCCTGCATGGAGTCAAACACAATAAACAATCATATAAAAACAAAAAAAAATGAAAACAGCAATCAAACTATTAATTTTACTCTTTGCCTTGAATTTAGGGGCTCAATCAACTTCAACCGCTAAAATATTCACAAAAGGAAACTACTTTATAATTGAGCAAAACGGCAAAGAATATCCCGGATCAAAAAAAGATGTTATAGTCTATAAAATAACACCGAGTAGTGAGTTCTATTATTTTAAAAATCTAATTAACTGGACAAATGACGGCTTAAAAATAGCGAACATGGTAGATGAGGCGGGGACACCTTACACCTTAGCAACTTGGGAAGCTTTTTATACAGAAAACTCTTCAAATTTTAGTAACGGCGGGGGGAGCGGCGTGGGGCTCAATTGGAAATCTGATACAAACGGAGGCTCATACAGCATCAATGATATTGTAAATTACAACGGGGTTTTATACAAAAATCTTACAGGAATGAATCTTGACACAATCCCAAGCTCAGACACTACAAACTGGGCACAAACAGATTCATATCTTGGTAATAAAACAATCCATTATAATACATTAAGTTTATCAGCCAATCCAACAAAAGAAACATTATCTAGTATAGTTTCAGTAACTTCTACAAATGCTACTTTTGTTTATGATGGGGTAGGAGCTACAATAACTACTAATTCATCATATTCTGGGTCTTATGATATTGAAGATGCTCTTACAGGAAACGACCATGCCACAGCTGGGCAAGGTACAGAAACTATTACCATAACTTTTGATAGCGATGTTAAATTCTCTAAAATGAGAGGGAACGGTCGTCCAATCGAGTACTACAAAGATCTCTCTATGACAGTGTATGACGCTGGTAATAATTCTTTGGCGACTGCTGTAGATACCACCACAACAGGTTCAGAATATTTTGACCTCGTAGTTACTCCTCAGGTAATAAGAAAGATAATTTTAACAGCCACAGATAGGGTAAGTACTAATCCAGGGGTAA